CTAAGCCTGTGCCGCGAAGGTTATGTAAACAGCACAACGTAACGTCATCCGTCAGCGCCATGAATGCGTGCTTCTTGCCCGCAGGTATTGTAATAACAGCAGGAGCATCAAACCGCCCCATAGACTCACCATCTTGCCAAGCTTCCACAGCGCCATGCGATATCAACGTCACATGAGGGTGAGTATGGACATGCTGAGATAAAACAGTCTTAGACTTTGGAATCGTATAGGAACGGACCCAGATGTCGTCTACTTCGACAAACTCCACATAGTCAAGCTCAATTTTCTTGTACTTAGGGTTTTCACTAATAGCGTCGATGTCCATGTATTTGCTCTAGGTTATTGATGTCGATATTATGGAGTAACTGTACCAACTGCGCCAGTACTTGTTACGCCTGTTAGGCTACTAGTTATCGTGCCGCCAACAGGCCCAACCGATCCAACTGCGCCAACACTTTGAACGCCTGTCAAATCAACTGGGACTTTTATGCGCAATAAATTACTACCAGTCTGCAAAGTACCGCCTTGCGTATCTCGATACACATCTCCAAGACGCAAACTATCATAGTCTGCATCGGTAGGTAGAGTTCCCAAATCTAAATTTAACTTCGCCAAATTAAGCTGTTGAATCGCGTTAATCTGATTAAAAAACAACCTTAGTACGTTGGTGTACTGATTCATGAACGTTTGATCGTACTGCGTAGGGGCTGCCGGTACGTTTGGCGTATTTTGGTTTTGCAACATGCCCATGGTTTATCTCCTGCCGTCCTGACGAATGTCAATGCGGGGCGCACCAAGTTGCCATGTAGTACCTAAATCAACTGATGATATTTTAAAAATTAGTTGTCGGCCTCGGGCACGAGTGTAAATCTGCCCTGTAAATTGCTCAGTAATTACATACGTAGAACTCTTAACAACTGGGGCTGAAGCAGTGCTAGTAACGCCAGAGCCTGAGTTCTGCAACGGATACAGAGTCATAGTGACTTGGGGCGTGACACTACTAGAAGAACCAGAGAACGTCAGGTCAGGTAGGATGCGCCACACAAAACCAAAGTTGTGTCCGTCACCAATGTCAAACTCAGATGAAGAGATATTTGCCGCAATGGGTAGCACTGCATTTGGGTCTTCAGCGTCGTCTACACCGTCCTCATGCTGAACAATCTTGCCGTTGTATGTTGTAGCGATTGGGTATGAAAGCAGCCCAGAATCTAGCCAAGCTGTTCGCGCCATTGTGCCGTAGTACCAAACGTTTTCAAGGTAGTTATACACCACGTAGCGGTCAACAGCTGTACTGTTAGCAGAGCAATAAAACCACCAGACTTCGTTAAAGCCTTCGTTGGTGCTTGCATACACTTGTTGGCTTTGTAAGGCGTTAAAGTCTTGGAAAATATAACGACGCAGGTCACAGTTGAGTGTCTGTACGCGACCATCGTATTTGTAAAATTTATCTACGCCCATCCAGAAAATAACGCCAGAGGCAAGCGCCACAGCATTAGGTCCAGCAATAGAAACATTGTCTCCAAGCAGCTGAGAGCTCCACACAAACGGAGGGCCAACATACTGCATTGAATACAAAGCCGTGTCAGTAAATACTATAATTTCTTGGCGGGTTTGAATAGCTGTAACAATTTCAGAGCCGTGCGAAAGCTGCAAACTACCTGCTTGGTTGGTAATTGAGGGTGTCCACGTAAATGGGTCTTCTTGTCCAGACCACCTAATTAGCATCGGGTTGAGCACAGTGCTGCTGTAGTCATTTGTACCAAACACCAAAATAAAACGAGAAGTGTCAGACACAATAAGATTGTTTTGGACTATAGGGCAATCATCATCGCCTACATCAGCTAAATTGATGCCTTTAGCAGAAATAAATTGCAAGCCAGACTGACCGCCAGAAGTTGTAATAGGTGTACCGTTAATTGTCAAAGACACATTAAATGTAGTGCCCGTAGAGTTCACTACAAAATAAACTACACCAACAGTCAATCCAGTAGGTAATGCACCTGTAGAAGTAAATGAAATTGTTGTTCCGTTAGGTAAAGAAAACCCAACAGGTAGAGTAATAACACCCGGCGCAGCAATACTAATTGTAGTTTGAATAGGTGAATAGCCTACGTTAGCGCTCCAATAATAAAGTCCTTGGCCACGGGGTCCATAAACTAAATCTTCACCAAAGTTTTGTTGGTTCCAAATATAAAGAGAAGTAGGCTCTGCTACGCCATTTCCCCATGTGCCACCACCCCAAGGCCCAGCACCCCAGCCGGTTAACGGAACTTGGTATGTGTTTCCAGTGTTAGTTTCATACTGCGTTACAACCGTACCGCCGCCAGGAGAACCTGAGACGTCCGTTGCATTTGCAGTGGCGGATACAGTAATTGTGTAGTTGTCGTCATCAATAAATGCAATTTGGAAAGTTCCAGTTAGAACAGCCGCTGTGATGTTACCGCCAAGACCTGTAATACCCGATCCACTATAGATAACAGTATCATTATTCAGACACCCATGATCTACTTCATTAATTGCTATGACGTTTGATCCAGCCGTTGCAACAAAAGGATTAGTTAATGTGAGTGTTTTACGTATGGGGGTAATGTTGTAATAAGCACCGCCTTTAAGGATGTAGAAATACAGATTAGTACCTACACCGACTAGGCTTTCACCAGCTAAAGTAACCCAATTCCATAAAGAACGGCATACGCCTTGGAAAGTATCAAAAGCAAACGAAGTCCAACCACCAATTTTTTCTGGGTTGCCTTGACGAAAACGAATTTTGTCGCACTCGTACCAGCCGCCTTCGGTGGTGTAGCGTGTGTTTTCCCGGTTAACGCCCGGCTTAAACAGAATTTTGGATAATGGCATTGGTCAATCCAGTAAGGCGCACTCAGCAGTGCGGCGTTTTAATAAGCCCGGCAATACCTTGCCGCCACCTTTAGTCCAGAGCATCAGTTGTTCTTTTGCGCCTTCCCAATCATTGGCGTTGATTTTCCTCTTTAACGTAGAGGTTTGCAAGCGCCCAACGCCTAAGTTATAGGCAAAGTCCACGATGGCATTGCATTTACGTTCATCAATAAGCAAACCGGGGCAGTTACGTAGAACACCGGGTAGATATGTGTGTTCTAACTCAATCATCAAAAGCGCTCGCGCCGTAGGTTCATCCATCGGAGCATCTTCTAAAGTCACCTTGCGCTTATCTGCGTAATAGGTAGAACCATAGCCAATTGTGGCTACATTAGCAGGGCAAAGATACGGCTTGGAGCGAAAGCCCTCAAACCTCCTGCACATCTCTGCGGCTAGTTCTAAGTTCATAACCCACGCTGTTTCAAAGTTCTATCAAGGAACCAATAGTTAATTGTTCCAGATAACAAAGCTGAGAAGTCAGGGGTCATCATGGTTTTAAACACTTCTACGGCTGGCGCACCTGCTAACCATGCGTTCCATGCAAACCATACGTGGATAAACGACCAGACAAACAGCACCCAGTAAGTTACGACTGGACGCACAGAAGCTGACAGACTAGCTACCCAACCACCGGCGGCTTTGACCATTGTGGCTTGTTGTTCTATGGCAGACTGAAACGCATCCATTACGCCTACGTCAATAGCGGCTTCCCGCTGTGCGCCAATCTCAGCTAACTTCTGCTGACCGCGCAAGGTTTCTAGTTCGCATTGGCGTGTAAACATCAAGAGTTCATGCTGTCGCTCGTTTTTCTTGTCAAAAAACTTCAGGACTTCGGGGGCCATACGGAACAAGCCACCAAACACTGAGCCTAAAATACCACCACTTAATACATCAAACATTGGATTCCTTTATTGTAAACATCAGGTTTTTATGTGCAGGGTAATTGACAATTACTTCACCTTCGGGGCACTTGTATTTAATGTGAGCCATTAACGTAGCAACACCGGGCGTCACTTGCGTGGTAGTGTCAAGCGTAAACTTGTACCCAAACTTGTCCACTGTGTCGCTGGCTGGGCCTGAAAACGTTGCAATGCTAGGTTTGGCTGGGTGTACAACCAATTCAGAATCCCGCACCTCTATTTTAAATGACGTAACTTCGCAGTTATCTCTGAGCTTTTGACGAGCCACTACAACCTTGAATTCGCCATTTGCAGGTGCATCGGATATTTGAAAGTGCTCTGGTGACCATTTAAGAATGTCTTTATGGAACACACCAAACTTGTCAGCAAGCGTATAACCACCACCAATCATGGCAGTTGAGGCAGTTACCGCACCAATAATCTTGGTGTAATACTCAAGTTCCATATCAACTCAAACTCCACGCAATTATGTAAGTGCCAAAGATAACGAAGGCCACTATACAGGCCGCCGCAATGAATGCTTCAGCCCAGTCCCACATTTTTATAACACCTGTATTTGCGCCGACAACGCATTAAGTTGTGCCAATAGTTCTTCTTTAGTAGGTGCTGGGGGCGCAACTACTTCAGGCACTGGGCGGTTGTCAACAAACTGACCATCTACATAATCCCAATCAACCCCTGCAAATCCTGTTAGTTCAACCCAGCCTTGTTCAGCCGCGTAATCTGCTTCAGCAACCACGGTATTGACTACTTTTCCGTTTTCGATAATAGCAAAGTTTGGCATATTAATCCTTTTATATAACGTATTGAAGCACAACAACGCCTTGAACACCGTTTGTTCCATTTGTATTACCAAAAGCAAATCCACCAGCACCGGGGCCGTTTTGTTGTGCTACGCCAGTTGGAAAACCTTTACCAGATTGTCCGGGTGTGCCGGTACTACCAGCACCGGGAGTGTATTGGGCGGTTTGTCCAGAAGTGTTATAGACACTTGCGCCAGAACCAGAACCCCCACCGCCAAGTTGGGTACTAACACCGCTACCACCACCGCCCGTCGCGGACATTAAAGTTGTCGCGCTTCTAACAATTGAGCTAGTACCACCATTAGTTCCCTGACCACCTAAAGGTTGACCACCAATACCAGCAGCACCAATAGTAATAGTTAAAGTTTCTCCCGGCGTTACTGTAATAGTACCGTAAGCATAGCCACCACCACCAGCCGCAGAATTTGATGCAACTGCTGATCCACCACCTCCGCCAATCACTTCGCAAAGAATATTAGTAACTCCTGCTGGGACTACAAAAGAGGTTGATGAAGTAACTAAAGTAACAGTAAGAACTGCGCCACTGCCGGTAACTGCAACAGTTTGATTAGGCCAAGAACCTGTAATTGAAACGTTACTACCTTGAACAAGAGACGGGGTTGCTGTGCCAGTACCGCCATTAGCTACGGGTAAAAGTCCTGTTACACCTGTTGTAAGAGGAAGTCCAGTTGCATTAGTCAGTGTTGCGCTTGCGGGTGTACCAAGAACTGGAGCAACAAGAGTTAATGCTGTGCCATTAGTTGTAGCGCCTGTAATACCGCCAAATGAACCTGCATTGTTATATTGAACTTGGGTGGTAGAACCACCCGGCGTTCCGCCACCGCCGCCAGTAGCTGCAATAGTTTGATTAGGCCATGTACCCGTGATAGTTACATTAGTGCCTTGAACCAAACTAGGTGTTGCTGTACCCGTACCGCCATTTGCCACAGGCAAAATACCACTAACATCTGTAGTCAATACAGTAGGGTTGCTGACAATTTTTACAAAGTCTGAACCGTTCCAAGCAACCAATGCTTTTGTTCCAGATGGAATAGTGACACCAGTTGTAGGACCAGAACCGCGAATAACAATAGAGCCTGTACCAGCATTGATTACTACATAGGCTTTGCTTTGGGCAGGGGCTGTAATATTACGTGTGGTTGCGCCATTACTTGCTGTCCACAAAATAACTGCATTACGTGCTTGGTTAGATGCACCGTTGGTTGTGGATAAAGTTACATCAGCGTTAGTAGACAATGTAGTTGTACCCGCCACCGCAGAGTCAATAAGCGATGTAATGGAATCATTAACTGTCGTACCCCATGTACCCGATAAGTCTCCAGTGGTTGGCAGCGCCAAACCAAGAAGAGGTGAAAAATTAGTTACTGCCATGATTGCTCCTTACCTATATTATGCTATGCCAAAAGGCTCAACCCAGTTGGGGTTACGAGGCCAATCAGAAAATGTACGGGGGTCGCCAGTAATTGTGGCTGGCAAGTTGCGTAATGCTGTTCTGTATGTAGCCCATGCAGTCTTATCTGCGGTGCTGTCGGCAATCTGCGTCCAATCACAAGCGGCGAGTAAAGTGTTACGTGTGCCACGAATCTGGGACATTGCACTGTCTTTAGCAGATTGTATTTCTTCTGCTGTCATAGAGGCTACAGCAACCTTATATACCCAGCCGCCCTCTAGTACGGGATCGCAAGAAATTAACTTCTGTGTCAGGCGGTCATGGGCGCGGAATAGGTTTACTTTGACAAAACTTTGAGCCGCTAACTGCTCGTCTGTAACTGAATCAGTCTTTCCAAAATACGTGCGGAAGTCGATGATCTCGCCAATATTTCCGTTTTCTACTTTTGCAATAAACATGATTATCCTTAATTTGGGCCAATGTTAAGAAATGCCTCAGTTGGCGGTGTGAAAGTTGCCGTGTATCGGGCATAGCCTTTGGTGATGCGTAGGTCATCTATATAACCAATCCACTCACCACCACCCGCAACTGCACCGCCAACAGTTACATTAGATGTTGGACTATTTAATGTTTGGCTGATTGATATAGTCGTTCCTAAAACGCCATTCTTAAATGGATACAAGGTATTACCACTTCTGCAAATAGCCCAATAAATCCATGATCCAGTTGTAATTGTTCCAAGTGTTGCAGGGCCATACAAAGTTGTTCCAGAAACCCAATAAAAATACATGGTTGAACCAACTGATTCAAGAACATACGAATTATTTGCTGTGCCACCATTGTCGGGCCATTGTGCAAACAATGCGTTGTAAGAACCTAGTGAAGTAGCGTAAGCCCAACATTCAATTGTAAAGTTGCCAGAACCAAAAGCTAAGTTTGGTGTGCTACGAGTTAAAAGATAATCACCAGTACCATCTAAAGCAATTGATCCTGTTCCATACTTCACCACGCTAGTAGAAATCTGTGCGTTACCCACAGTTTCTAAGTCGTTCATCATGGCGTTGTCAAAGATTGCGCCATTGGTCATATTTAACAGCAATAATGGTGTAGTGCTTGCTGTTAATGGCGCAGTCGGAGGCGTAAATGCAGATGTGTAAACCGCTGTGCCAATACTTATTCTAAAATCAGAAATATAACCGGGATAATTAAAATCTCCTGTTGATGTTGATGAATTCCAACTTGACCCAATTGTTATAGGAAAAGAAGAAACACCATAAGTTATTGTATTACTAGCGGTTGCGCCCGGTACCCCATTTATATAAAAACTAAATGTATTTCCATTTCGCACCAGAGCCAAATGATTCCACGCATTTAAATTAACAGTATTTGTTGATATAAAAGAAACAGATGCATCATCATAATATATTCGGTATGTTGCGTTAGTATTTTGAACAAATACTATTTGACGAGGGCTAGTGGTAGTAGACCACCCGTATGAAAATGGAACATATGCAGCAGAAAAAGAAGTTGGGTAAACCCACATTTCCATTGTGTAATCGGATGTTGAAAGACCTGTTGTTGCGCTACTACTTAAAAAATCACCCGTACCATCAAAATAAGCTGACCCACCAATCACGCTTGTGGAGTAGGCGGTAGCAGTACCAAATGGGTTAAATCGTTGAACGCTTGGGAATGCAATTGATGCTGTAACGGCGTATGCATTACTGCTGTTATCTATGTACCGGTTACTTTGGCAAGTTAAAAGAGTTGTACCTGATACTGCTGTTAAAGGTGTTGTGCTTGGCGTAAATGTGCCGCTGTACAAAGCACTTGTAACCTCACGCAAGTTTGAGATGTAACCTACATAGACGTTTGCAGTAGATACATTACTACCAATAGTTCTTGTTGTTGATGTGAAATCATCGGAGTAACTTGCTGATGAACCAGAGGCAACGCCATTGATGTAAATTTGGCAAGTGCCTGATGTTCTAACAACTGCAAAATGAATCCAAGTATTTGCCGTAAACGCACTTGCGGCGGTTGAAACTTTTAATCCATTGCCGTAAATTTCAATTGTCTGACCATATTGAAAAATACCTAAACCTGTGTTTGTACCTGCACTAGAACGCCCATCATAAAGTCCGTAATACGTTGCTGAAATGTCAGTAGGATAAAACCAAAATTCAACAGTTACATTACCTGTCCCCAAAGCAGTTGCAGTTGCTAAAAATAAATTGGTTGCCCCTGGAAAATAGTTAGACCAATTAGACCCATAAGGTGAGAAAGAACCTTGGGTTGTATTTCCAAAACGGCTAATGGTGAAGTTGTTTACACTGCTGTCTAGGAACGTATTGTTCTGTGCGCCATTAGTCCCATCACCGTGTAGGAGCAAAGTGACATAGTTAAATTGGGGGTCAGGAACTTGCCTCCCAGCAGTGGGCCAAATACCTTGTTTTGCATAAGCAGCCTGCTGGTCAAGTGTCCAGATACCCGAAGCCGTACTTGTTTCGTATGGGCCACTAGGTACGACTGGAGTCTTTGTAATTAAACCGCCGGGATATTGTTTGCTCATGTTGCTTCCAATTCCTTAACTTTTTCCCAGTATCCATCAGGTTTAGTATTTGCAGATTCAGGATCGTGTTGATCACCAAAGATTTCCATCACCTCACCATCTAAGTCACGCAACGCATAGACGCAATAATAAATTGTTTTGTCTTCAAGCGCAGTAATTTTGTGCTGATGTTCTTTACGGATCACAATAAAGGTTGGAGCTGTAAATTCTTTGGGTGAATTGTCTTTAATTTGAACGCTGACCTTACCAGACACCAACAGGGTCACATGGTCAAACTTGTGCTCATGCCCTTCAAAGGCTTCGCCCGCAAGTTCAAGCACATTTTGCTTGACCCAAATATTTCCAAAAAATCCAAGCTCGTAGCGGTTCATAAAATTTCAACCGGTGTAGCCATTGGCTCAGCAACCCATGAAATTGTTGCCTCATCCCAATAATACAAACCGCCTTGTGGCATTGGCGTTGGTGCTTCCCAAACACAAGTTGTTTCGTTTAATATCCAACTGGCGAATGGCGTGGGCGGTATAAAAGCATCGCGGTCTGCATCGTATGTGTAGCCAATACCAGCGTAGTTTTTACGATAAGGAGTGCCGCCATTGTTGTGAACACCACCATAGGTGTTGTAGCTTGTGCGCTTACAAGTTTGACCGCGAAACTCGCCGTAGTGCTGCTCCCAATCAGTCATACCTTCATTTTCATTTTTACCGACAATGACTTCGGTAACAACGTTGTTTGAATCTAAAAATGCGTAATGTGCCATGTTTATTCCTTAGACAGTAACTGTTCCTGTGCCAGCGGTAAATGTATAAATAGTGTTGCCACCAGATTTTGTTTTGGTGTAGGTTAAACCGCCATCAATTGAGGTTAAATCAGCATTTGTTGATGGGTAAGAAATAATAACAACGCCTGAACCACCGTTTCCACCTATTGCGCTATTTGTTCCAGCGCCCCCGCCGCCGCCACCAGTATTTGCAGTGCCTGCAAAACCATTAATACCACCAGATTGTCCATTACCTCCACCACCTAAACCTCCAGCGCCACCAGCCCCAGAACTTGTTGCAGTTCCTCCCCCGCCTCCGCCAGCATAGTATGTACTACTTCCAGTTATTGAGGATTGAGTACCTATGCCTCCAATACCAGAAGTAGATCCAATTGCATTTGCGCCTACTGCGCCTGCTCCGCCTCCACCACCTGTACCGTAAAAAGGACTACCAAAAAAAGAACCATTAGTTCCCCCATTATTTCCTTGGCCCGATGTTCCTGTACCGGCAGCATAAACAGTCCCCCCTGATGCGCCACCGCCACCACCGGAACCGCCATTTTTACCGTTTCGTGCCGGAGCTACCTCTGCATTATCTCCACCTCCTCCTCCACCTGTTGAAGTAATAGAACTAAATACACTATTTGACCCAGAAACTCCACCGCCACCACCAAGCGCAACAATGCCTGTTCCACCAGCTCCAACTGTTATGGTAAAAGATGCCCCAATAGAAAAAGATGATGCAGTTAAGTAACCACCTGCTCCGCCACCTGCGCCTGATCCCCCACCACCACCCGCAACCACAAGATAATTAACCGCTGTGGGAGCGGATAATCCCGTCCAAGTGCCAGCCGCAATAGCTTGCATCTGCTGTGTGCGTGTCCATGATCCTGAATAATTAGGCATTGTTTATCCTTAAACAGTAACTGTGCCTGTACCAGCAGTAAAGGTGTAAATAGTGTTACCGCCAGCAGTTGTTTTGGCGTAGGTTAACCCACCACCAATAGATGTTAAATCTGGAGAGGTTGATGGGTACGAAATAATGACAACGCCAGAACCACCTGATGAACCGCCTACGCTCGGATATTTTCCGCCGCCGCCACCACCGCCTGTGTTAACAGTTCCCGCTGTAGTTGATTGACCACCATCACCGCCACCACCAGAACCACCGGCAGCTGTACCAGACCCATACGCAGTTCCACCGCCGCCACCACCAGCCCTAGCTACAGATGATCCAGAAATTGAACTTGTTGAGCCAGCACCGCCAACGCCACCAACTGTTGAACTTGGAGTACCGCCTACTGCACTAGCACCGCCACCACCGCCAGAACTGTAGTTAGCGCCAAGGAATCCGGGGCCACCAGCATTTCCTTGTGATGGGCTTACAGATGGTGTATTTCCAGCACCACCAGCACCAGTTTGACTGCCGCCGCCACCGCCACCACCACCAGAACCTCCGGCAGCGCCAGCAACGCCGCCGCCACCTGTAGCCCCGCCTCCGCCTCCGCCAGCAGAAGTTATGCTAGAAAATACGGAATCACTACCGTTTGCAGAGGTTGGGCTAACTCCATTCCCACCACCACCAGCGCCGCCAGCGCCTATAGTTACAGTAAATGAACCACTTATGGCAAAAGATGATCCTGTACGATAACCACCAGCACCACCACCGCCGCTGTGACCGCCATTACCGCCAGCGCCGCCAGCAACTACAAGGTAATTAACCAAAAGAGGGGCCGCAGGAGTGGCACTGTTACTCGCCGCACTTGACGCGCTAGTTCCATACGCATTTGTAGCTACTACAGTAAATGTGTAAGCTGTGCCGTTAGACAGGCCGCTGACTGTAATTGGAGAAGATGTGCCTGTCCCTGTGATGCTACCGGGTGAAGATATAACGGTGTACCCAGTAATGGCCCCACCGCCCACATTTGCTGGTGCTGTAAACGTCACAGACGCAGTGGCGTTGCCACCCGTAGCCGTACCAATAGTAGGCGCGTCAGGTACTAACAACCCATTATAGGAAGCAGTAATGAATCCACCTTGGTAGCGATTGGACATCTTCTACCTCAATTAAGAAATGACTTCGTAGCTAATTGTGTATGCGATGCCGCTGGCTGTGCCCGAAGTCACAATAATTGATGTGCCTTCCATTAAATAGATGGCAGTTGTTTTGTCTGTAACAATCAATGAAGCATCAGCAGGAACCGACACCGTAGACACGATTGGGTAAGCTGTACCGCTAGATGGAGCAGAACCTTGAGCTACAGCACCGTTGGTGTAGATAGCCACTGTGGTATCAACTGCCGCAGAACCGTTCACATTAGCCGCAACAATCTGGTTGATCTTGAAGACCTGACCGCTAGAAGCAGCGTTGGGAACCAAAACCACTGCGGTTGTTGCGCTAGGTGTAAGGTATGTAGTTGTGCCTGACGCTGTGGTCGCGGCGAAAAGATTTGGATTTGCCATAATAGTTCCTTAAAAGCCAAAGACCATTGCGATAGCTGTTGCCTTCGCTTGAGATACACCAGAAGCCGCTGGTGCAGAAGAAACCCAAGCAGAGCCGTTAGATGTCAAAACATTACCGTTTGAGCCAGCCGCAGTCAGGCCAGTACCGCCATAAGCTGGGCCTAGCGCATTAGTTAAATTTAACGTGGGGATAACCGCTATATCAGAAGCATTGAGATTAACGGACTTCCCAGCAGGGTAGGTTACAAAGACATCTTTTGTACCCGCTGCAAAATCTAATGCTGAAGGCTGAGTTCCTGAACTGTTAGATAAGACGGTAGTACGAGCTAGTGTTGTACCAGAAGAGGTATATGTACCAATACCCACTTCCCACTGATTACTTGACTGCCCTGCTATCGTATAAAAAGTTGTGTTGGCGTCACCAATAACAGCAAAAGACTGAAACCCGGTAGATGCGCCAGCAAGCGTGATAGTCCCTGTACCAGCCGTTGTGGTGGTTTCTTTTACGCGATCTGCTAATACAAGTGCCATATTATGTCCTTACACAACCATTTCAACATTTTGCCAGTTTGGCGTTTCGTTGTCATCTATCGTTGTCCAATAAAAATAATTCATTGTTCCAACTTGACCCGTAGCCGATACACCGCTTAAAGTTACAGACACATTAGAACCAACTGATCCAACACTACCTATAGCTTGAACACCATTTTCAGTTGGGCTATTTGTTTCTGTGACATCACCAACTGCACCAGAGGCTTCAACACCCGTTAGTGCAATTTCACGATCTGCGACGGTTACTGTACCAACTGCGCCCGCAGCCGCAACCCCCGTTAATGCAATTACTCGATCCGCAAGAGTTACTGTACCAACCGCGCCAGTCGCTTCAACCCCTGTTGCTAGTGGGACATAAGTAACCGTTCCTACTGCGCCCGATGCTTGGACGCCGGTAAGGGCAACAACTATTGTCTGCCCCGAAAGCGAGGCAAACGGCGCTTCAGCAAAGGCGGATATACCAAACATGGCTGTTCCGGTGAGTTACCCCACCGACCCTATTAGGTTGTAGCCAAACGAATCAAACCAGTCGTAGTCGTATTTGCGGGCATTGTTAAAGTAAACGTACCCGCCGTAATAGTCTGCGAACCAAATGTATGAATACTCACAGCAGGGTAAGCGCCAGCAGAACCTTGCGTTAAGTTGTAAATCATCACTGCATCAAAAGCCGTAGCTAAAGTTACAGTTGTATAGGTAATACTTGCAGATGGAGTCCAAAAAGCTACACCAGCAGTAGCCGATGAATTGGTAGCCGTAGGAGGAGTTGCGTTAGTAATTGCCACGCCACCAGCGGTGTAACCCGTACCAGACACTTCGCCAGACATAGTGACAGAGCCAACTGTACCCGTGTAGTCAGAAGAAGACGCGTTAAATGTAGCGCTTGCCAATAGCAAAGCACCATAGTAAGTATCTGCGCCAGTACCAGCGCGAACAACACCCACGCCAAAATTGTGTGTGCCTGTCATGAGTTTACCCATGAACGACGTTGACATTGCTTGTGTATTTGCCATGTTAGGCTCCTTAAGTAAAAGACGCTGCTTCCGCAGAAAACGTCACAGCTTTTTTTAATTGAACATGGGCAGAACGATGCACAAGTTCTCCATCTAACCAATACTCCACCCAAGTGGTGTACTCGTTGTCATTATCTACTGAACCTTCTTTTTTCTCAAGAAGAGATTCGTCCATTTCGCCTTTGGTGGTTGTAACCAATGCCATATCTTCTCCTTATGTAATGCGAATAATCGCGTCTGAACTGTTTGCGGTTGGGAACTGTATTGTAAAGGTGGCTGTTGATATTTTTTCACCACCAAAATCTAAAACGCACACAGTTGGGTTAGTACCACCAGACTTGTAGATCAAAGCCCCGCTAGCAGTTAAAGCCGCATTCCAAGTTACGTTGGAAAACGAAATGTACGTTGTATTGTTTGCAGAAGTGGGCGTAACAGAAACAGGCAGTGCTATACCGCCAGCCGTGTAACCTGTAGCTACAACTTCACTTGTTAACCCAGCGGTATACACGGCGGTATCAGGGCCTAACGAAGCTGAACCTGTGTATAGAGCAATCTTAAACGAGTCTGTTGTGAAGTTATATACCCCGTTCATCAGACCGGTTGCAAACGCATCAGTAGCGCCTTGTTGAATAGCCATCAGGTCACCGCCTGTCTATATTGACCAGAACGATAGGCATCTTGACGCTCCATACCATCACCCAGACGTTTAGCAAGTGCAAGTGCTTCCACGTATTTCTGGTTGTACAAAGTAATCATGTCAGGCTCACCTTTCATGAATGTGTACGCCTCTACCAACGAACCATACAAAAGCACGGTATCAAAGTTGTCGCCTAACCATGAAGTACCAGAAGTCACAATAGACTCTGGATAGTAGTAGAAATGAAGCTCTACTGTATATGTTGTGTTAGGTGTTGGACCAAGAATAAACGTTAGTTCATTTGTGATCGCAGTGCCAACAATAGCAGGACCAAACAACGCGTAATATCTTGGTATGCCAGTATCTGTAGTCGGATTGGGATACGCCTGACGAATAAAATTCACGTCTTTATTTAACAGGTATTCGTAGTTACCAGACGCGTCAATCACCGCTAAAGAGTATGTAGCAAGATAGTCGTCTGGCGCTTTGAGATACTTGTTGCCTGACTGAATATTACCCGTCATGTTTTTACGCAAAAACGGAAACTGAACATTGTTATAAATACGTTGTTCAGCTTGTTGAATAAAGCGGTCAATCTGTTCCTTCGTGGTCTCAATAGCCCCGTCGGCCAGAGTTATATCCGGAAAGTTATTTTCCGTATATGCCTCAATAGATGCAACAAGCTGCGTATAGTTCATGCCATCGGGCCTCGTGACATCGTGCCTTTAGTAGCGCATCCAGTACCACGCATTTTGATACCAGTTGTCTTTACATCAGGGTTGTAACCATCACGGTTAATGTTACCGACAGACATGTTTACAGAGTCTGCGCGAGTAGGTTTAGCGCCGCTGTAGCCGTTACCCAGCTCAACTTTGCCACCATCCATGGTGTGTGGTGGAGCATAGACTTCGGCATTACCGACTTCTTTACCGCCTTGTTTCTGACTGAATTTAGCCATATCAACCGCCTTTTTTATAGGTAAAAGATGATTTCTTTTGGTTAGCCACTTTAGCCAGACCACGACCCAGAGATTTCATCTGAGCATTAGTCTTACCGCCTTTGGCAAACTTAGTCATAGGCTGACCTGGATGCAGCTTTTTCTCATGCTTATGCACGGCTCCAGCCATCATCTTCTTGTCTTGTTTCAAATCTGCTTTGTCCATATTAAGCTCCTTATGTTGTCGATATGGTAACTGTACCAACTTCTATGTTCAACACCAAGTAATTTGGTGTTAAAGGATCGTCAAAACTTCTTGAACCCCCTACAGGATTCCATCCCCACTGAATGTCCCGACTGCCCTGAGTTGGAAAACCAAACCCATCTGGAGCCGTGCTATTAGTGAGTAGAATCTGCAATCCGTTAGTTCCTGCCTGTGTATAGCTTACATCAGGACGCGGCTCTCGTACAGCTTGTGGATCATCCACGGGGTACATACCCAACTGCAACTGAGGCTGATCAGGATCCCAGCATTCAGGGCACACCTTTAAATTAAACAGGCGTGTCTTAATAATTTCTTTCTTCAGGTCTTTTAGCATAAACCGCTCATCACAGCGGTCACACTGAGCAATTGCATACTTGCCTGAGGAATATCTACTTGGCATGCATCACCTGTAGAACGATTGTCTTGGAACATAACGAGCAGGAGCCTTCTCGCGGTCTTCCTGTGACGCTAATGTCCATTGTTCTTCATAAGCGGCCTTAAGCATCACAATACGCTCCATAGGCACGTCAGGGCGTTTAGAACCAACGTAATAGGCTAAACCAGCTACCACGCAAGGAATCAGCCGGAATGGGATGTCTTGCACGTTAACGCCGTTACCAGCATCTTGCATACGGCGCATGCGCCAGTACACAAACACATACTGATCGCCAGGAGAGTTAGGCGTAGGCCACACGTTTACAGACGTTAGGTTATTAACCGTTACGGCTGCGCCAATTGCATGACCAGCGGCAGTTGTATTAGTGACGCCATTGTACTGACCACGATAACAATTAAGTAATTGATTACCGCTGACGTTAGCGTAGTAGATTGTTTCTGCGTCAATTGTGATAAATCCTGTGGCTGGTAGGCTCACTGTTGAACTGAGGGTAATAGTTGTATCTGTTGATGACACTGTTGCCGCCACCGTTGCCGTAGACAAATAACTTTCATTAGACTGCCGGTTAATCCATACCTGAATAGGACGACCTTGAGCCAATTTGTTTGGCAGCGTTGAGTACGTTGACTCAGAAATACGGCTGATGTTGATATCAATCTGGTTGGGTGTAGTCGCCTGTGTACGGATAACCTGATCCAACAAATCAATTGTAGTGCTAGGCAAAGCATAGACGCCTTGCCCGGTATTCATTACGAATTGGCCTTGCTCAATAGTCCATAAATTGATGCCACGGTTAGCCCATTCAATCGTAAGCATGTTGAAGGACCGGCGTGCGGTACGAAACTCATAGCCAGTACGAACCTCAAGACCCGCCCGCTCATATGCTTCCTCAACGATCTCGTTGAAGTCTAAGTTAAAGGTAGAGAGTCCTGAGGTTGAAGCCATTATCTAAATCCTGCTGTTTTCTTTGCAATCTTTTTAGGCTGCGCTACAAATTGTTTTCCGGCGGCTTTTCCTGTCCGCTTGGCTTTGGTCGTCGCAGCGTACTCAGCAGGGCTGAGACTTTTGATCGCAGCTTCTGGAAGATATCGCTCACCTGTTTTACTAGACGGTTTTCCACTTTTGGTCCTCCATTTCTGGTCGCCCCAATCTTTAAGGGATCGCTGTGGCGCTTTCAATCTCGGTAACCCCCACCCGCTGCCTTGTACTTCTTAGCAACGAGTTGCGCTTTACGTGCCGACCACTGACCTGCGCCAGTACCCTGCGTTGCTGCGGACTTCACTTGAGACACAATCTTCTTACGAAGACCGGGTTTTGTGTAATTGCCAGCAGCATTTACCTTGCCACCCTTTTTGTACTGGGTAAAGTCGGTGTCATCCCGTCGGGCTTTTTCTACGCCTTTAGGCATTTTAGAGGCGCGTATATCGCCCATACCACGGGATGCCAACATAATTACACCATCTTTCCGCGTGTTTTGCCTTTGGTACAGCAGCCATCAGCACGCTTAGAAGCCGAGCCAACAGAACCACCTTTAGCGTAGCCACGCTGACCACGAACTGCGTCACGCGGGTCTTTCTTTTCGGGAGCATATTCGGTATTACGCAAAGACTTTGTATACGCGGCTTCAGTAGCCGCATTCATCTTGCGGTCAGCCATTTCTTCCCGTGCTTGTTTTTCTGCTGGACTCATTTGAGGCTCCTAAATTAACAAGTTTTGCCGCCGCTCTTCATGGTAATCATCTTGCCTTTGGTTTTACCCTTAGACTCAATACCACCACCTTTAGCTGCGAAAATAGGCACTTTTTTGCCGTCTTTCATTTTCATAGGCATGCCGCCTTTTTTCATGCCCATCATGGAAGTATCAGCCATAGGAGTAGGCTTCTTCATGCCATCCTTAGCAGTGCTCATACCTTTTTTCATCACGGGTTTACCCATACTTGTAGCCATATCACCACCTCTTTTAAAAGATTTGCCTTTATCGGCATTGTTAAACTCTTTACCCACGGACTGTGGGACTCCCGCCTTCTTAGCAAACGATGGATTGTTGGCCACCGCTGCCATGAAATTGTGTTGTTTCTTGCTTACGCTTGGCATTACTTGCCTCCTGCGTACCAATTAACAAGCTGAACTAAACCCGCACCCATAACGCTACTAGCTCCGCCAACAAGCATTAAAACCTTCCAGCCGCCTTTAGCCTCAGATAAAGTTTTATCAATAGCTGTTAGCGTAGCCTGCATAGCCTTCATGTTCTCCAACATCCTATCCATATCATCTTGCAAATGCTTGATGTCGGACGCATGCGTGGCTAACTCTCTGGCTGTTTGAATAGCATCTTCAGTCATATCAGCAGTTCCAGGCCCTAAGAGCCTTGTTGATCCGTGAATCCGGGTCGTTGGCCGTCTTTGAACTCGTCAACTTCTTTTTCATGCCGCTCATCCTCGCACAGAAAGAGTCTCGCCGGGAGCCGCCTTCTGGCTGGGGACGTTTCAAATTCATGCCTTGCGCTTTCGCAGAGGCGCGACCTTTGTCGTTCAAGCCGCCCTTCTCGGACTTGCCTTCTTTCCTCTGCCATGCTGGACTCTTAGCCATGATTAAACTACCTGTGTGACGGTTACGATAATCGCAGGGGTCACAGGACGTGTTGGGTTTGTGCCCGCCGCACTGTACAAAACTTCCAGCGTTGTGTCGGTACTGGCCCAATACAGTTGAAAATAGTCGCCAGAATTGGCTTGGATCAAATAGTTCCAAGCAGCGATGTTTTTACCACCACTCTGGGGGACGTTTACTTGCCCGGTAGTGTCTGCGACGTTAGCGCCGTTTTTGGCCAACCAAACTTCAGCAGTGGAAAAACCAGCGCCACCAGCGCGGGAAAACTGCGCCGAAAACTGAAGGTTATACACGCCACTAGTAGCAATCGTAACCTTAGACCCGTCAACCACTGAAATGCCGTTGGCAAAGTCAACTGTATCCAACAAGAACAAATTGGCGGATGTTGCACCGCCGTTTGTTAGCGTTGCATTGTGTTGGAACATGCCGTAGTTAGCGGCAAAATTTCCTGCTGCTTGGTTGTTAACGACGACTGCCATATTAGCCTTTCATGTACACGGAGACTATGGCCCCTGTACCAGAGATAGCCGACACATTAGCGCGGTAGTACTCGTATGTATTTGCAACCGCAAAGCCGTCTGATGTGGGAGCAGTGCCCAATGTCAAAGTGATTGTGCCCAGCGTAAAGAAGTTTGCGCCATCATTACTAACTTGAATCAATACAGTAGCCGCGCCAGTAGACGTAGATGTGTTACCTACAGCTTGAAAGCTATGGTAAGTATATGTGGCAACAGCCGACGTATCGCGGGGATTCCACGCCGCACCAGCGCCTGTGCCGGTGACATTAGAGAGGAGTATCTGTGCCATTTTGTTGCTCCGGTTCTGGTGCTTCTAGCCTGTTTATGAGCATCTTGTACGCTTGGATTGTGGCTTGAGCCTGAGTCAAAAAGGTACTAGCCTTCTGTGCTTCAGTCTCAAGATCACGAATCTCAGTCTCCAAGAATTCCTTGGTTATCTGCATATTAAGCTGCGCTAGAGCACATGATGAAATAAGGCGTGCCGTCTGAAGCCACAACTCTTAAAGTCTTGGCAATAGTGGCAGTGCTTGTTACAAACATAGCTGCGGGAACATTAAACAAATTAGCTACTGTGCCAGTGCCGCTGTTAGTGAAGCGGATGAAAGAAGCGTTTGTCCAAGTGCCGCCAGAGGCAAAGTTAGAGTCAGCTTGAATAGCTGCAATCGTACCGCCGGGGTTTGTAGATGTACCGCCCAAAGTAGCGCGAAGAGCGTTACCTGCGCCAGAGATAGTGCCAGAGCCGTTAATGCTCAAGCTAATGTGAGCGCCGTTAACAGTACCGCCAGTAGCTGCGCCAACGCCTGTAACTTGAGTCAAAGCACGGTAAGTTTCGCCAGAGCCAGTTGATGTAAAAGCTAAACGTTGATAAGACAAACGTGTATCGCCAGTATCAGCAGAAGTCGTAACATACGATTCCGATACATTAGTAGCGGTAGTCTCAACGATGGGGGAAGAAGCTGTTCCGGTAATAAAGCCATTGTTAGATATGACTGGGCCGGAGAACGTGGTATTTGCCATGATGTTTCCTTACATACAAGTAGAGTGCATTAGTCTGTATGTCGTCAGCCGGGACTGTCTAATGCACCGGATAACCCCGG